TTTTTTCTCAGTAACATCATCTTTAGACTTTCTAAATTTCTTTAGTTCTTTCCTTGCAGTAGCTGAGTCACCAGTTTGTGAGGATAGATCATCTATCTCTTTCTGTATCTTTCCGATTTCTTTTTGTAGAATAGAAATCTTATCATTATTCGAATTAATTTTTTGCTGCTTTTGTCGAAGGGTGTTTAGATTGTTTGCAATCTCATTTAATTCTAAATCCATTGCTCCCATTCTTTTCGAAAGATCTTCTTTATCCTGTTGTACAGATTTTGCTTTTACCTTGATATCTTCGATCTTAGAATCTTTCTTCTCTTGGTTTATTTCTTGATCACAGGTAGGACATTGATCATTCTCTTCATAGAATCTGGATTGTTCAACTAACTCCTTAATTTTAGAATTAAATTGTAGATCATATGATTTTAATTGTGAAACCTTTTCTAAAGCACTCTTATTAGCCTTTTCCTCAGTAGAGAGTAGTGTCTGTAGGTTCTTACCTAGTTCTTTTGACTCTTCGAATAATTCTGAAATTGTATTCTTATGCTCCTTGATTGATTCTCTCTTACCTTCAATCTGATCGTTATTCAATGCTTCCAAGCCTTTGATATACTTTGATTGGGAATCAATCTTGGTTTTAAACAATTCAATTTGATGGTTAATATCAGTGAGCTCATCCTTAATCTTTGCATTCCTTTCTTTTAGCAAAGTATTCATTTTCGAAAAGATGTTAATATCTAATAGGTCTTCAATCACTGATCTCCTGGACCAAGCTGGCAATTGCATAAAAGGAATAAAGGATGAAGATCCTAATACCACTACCTGATGGAATGACTTATGATTAAGTTTAAGTATATTTTGCTCTAAGAATTTTTGATAATCCCTAGCATTCGAAGCTTGATTGATTAGGTTATTGTTTTGCCAAATTTCGAATTTATTTGGTTTAATACCACGAACAACTTTGAAGTCTGCATTACCAATTGTAAAATCAACCTCAACAATTGTTCCCTTCTTATTAATAGAATTAATCATTTGGTTCTTATTAATATCCCTATGGGGTTTACCAAAAAGACCAAACGAAATGGCATCTAGCAATGTAGATTTACCAGCACCATTTTGTCCAACAATGAGAGTTGTCGGTGACTTATCAAGTTTAATCTCAATAAAGTCGTTTCCGGTGGATAGAAAATTCTTCCACCTACAACTTTTAAAATATATCATACTACTTCCAAGTTTTGTGCTTCAGTATAAAGCTTTCTCAATTCTAATTTTAAGTGATCTTTATCAAGATCCGTTTCAACTGCATCAACGTATGAATCCAATAGGGTTGTAGTATCTTCAAGGGATATTTTCTCGTCTTCAACGCTTTCTCCCAGATACTCTTCAAACGATTCTGCAATTTTTAATTCATAGGTTTCAATGCTCTGTAATTTATCAACAAAGCGATCAAACATATAAAGGTCATTCTTATTTAGTACAACCAGTTTAAGAAATTTCTTTTCATATTCAGTAACATCAACATTGTTATAATCGGTCTTTTTATCATCATACACGATCTTTTTAAACATTGTAATTGGATTACGTACTGCTTCTACCTCTCTTGTCTCAGTATCGAGAACATGAAAGTATTTTGGATCGTCTACATCTGCCCAAGTAAACTCCATTTGAGAACCTAGATAATGAACATTTCCTTGACTTGACTTTGTGTGGAAATGCCCAGATAATACCATTTCAAACCGTGAAAAGATCTCTGCATTCATTCCATGAGGATTAGGTATACCTGCCATCATGTCGAATCCTTTCAATTCCAAATGAGCCCCAAGTATAGGAGCATCACAGGATAAAGCAAATTTAGTATACTCCTCATAATTAGAATTATTAATCCAAGGTAGTACTGCAATCTTTAATCCAGAATAATCCAACACAGTTGGTTTCATTATAATGTTTACATTACTGGTAAAATAACCAAGCAATTCTTTGAGACTACACAGCTCATTTGTGTTTTTGAAATAGACATCATGATTTCCGGGTATAATATCCATGGTAATACCGGCATCGCGCATAGGCTCAAGAAAATGCTTACGATTAGCATTGAGCGCTTTAAAGTTAACGAACTTTCTGTGTTCATAGTAGTCTCCAAGATGTAGGATATTGGTAATCCCATTTTCTTTTAAATAGGGAAAGAATACCTCTGTATAAAATCTCTCTTGATAGTTTAGAAAAATATCAGAAGAGTTACGCACACCACAATGTGTGTCGTTAAGTATAGCTACCTTCATAGTTTTGCTCTTATTGCTCTAAGGGCTCTACGAAGTTTTATTGCAGCCTTCTCAGTTTGAAGTCTAACAACCTTTCTTCTTACCTTTCTTTTAATCTTATTTTCAAATCTAAGCTCAGACTTTCTATTATGTCTTGCTTTTTGTTTTTCAGTCATTTTTTTCATATTACACCATAAACAATTCTAGTTTTTCTCTTCTCTTTTCTTCTTTTGCGAACTTCTTAACAGCATCGTCTTTTGCTTTTATAATTCCGATTTTCTGTCTTAAAGTATCTACATAAGCCATAGACTCTTGAGCTCCTTGTGAATCCATACCCATTTCAATGAAGTCTTCGATTCCCATTTTCTCAATAAACTTGGCTTTGATTTCCTGTTGTTTCTTTTCTTTTGTAATCCTTCGAACAAACGCATAGAAACATATTTGAGTAAAATAAGAAAATGCATTTGGATTACCCGTACGTGTAGCAGTAGTGATATCATAGTTACCAATTGCCCTTAAGCAATTTTCTACTGCATCCATCACCATTTCTTCCCGATATGTATACCTTACAAAATTTGGACGATGGGAAAGACCCTCGGCAATCTTAAGAAAGCATCTAGCAATATAATCAGTTACGATAGGGGTTGTTTCTTTTCTTTCCCTAGCTTCATTCACATCTTTAACATATTCAACAACAGCTAAGGAGAATTCTTTATTGTTTATATAATGAGCTTTGTTTTTAGACATTTATAAATTCTCCATAATAATAGATAACATTATACCGTATTTTTAGAGATATGTAAATCCCCTAATTTAATTTAATTTTTTTCATTTAGGGGGTTTACAAACCAAAATTTATATGGTATAATATATAAGCTCCACCGGGGGATAGATATATACTAGTGTATTATCACTCCTTTAGGTGTACTCTTATCATAGTCAGAGTCAAGATCCTCTTCACTTAACTCATTAATGATATCTTCTAATGTTAGATCAGTAGAGGTAGGTGGTTTTAAAGGAATAGGTGTCATGACAAATCTTATGTAATCTCCCTTTAAAGAGTTTTCTATTTCAGAATGATTCATTATACTAGAGTTTAATATTTTAAAAACTTTCTTATCAGAAAAGGGAAACCAATGACTGAATCTCCATCCACCCATAACATTTTCCTGTATTGAAACAGGTCTTTCTATCATTACATTATCTTCGTTTTTTGAAGAAACAAGAGCAATGATTTGTTCACCGTTTAACAGCTTAAAATGTCTTATGTTTAGATTATTGTATTCTGTCATATCTTTATTTATACTTCTATTTCAAAGAGCTTATAGTCAAACTTTTCTTTATTGTATATTTGTATTCTAACTGCTGCATGCTCTAATGTATAATTCTTCTTAGACTTCCAATGAAGATCATCTGCAATATCAAACACTTTAGTACCTCTCCCATCATCAGATTTTCTTAATCCACGACCAATAGACTGTAATACCCTAATCTGGGATTTAGAAGGGGATGCAAATATAATGTTATGAAGGTTTCGAATATTAATTCCAGTAGAGAAAGTACCAATAGAGGCAACAATAATAGCATTCGACTCTTTTTCTGTAATTGATCTAATGCTTTCCCTAGTGTCTACATCTGTCTCCCCAGAAACATAAAAAAGCCTATGGTTTGTCTGTGACATCTCATCAATCTTACCTTTTAGCATACTATGTAAAGGCTTTCCATGCTTTTCTACATACTGGAATAGTATAAGGGTGTTACCCTCTTGATCTAAAGCAAGATTTGAAATAAAATTATTTCTAGGTTCGTATCTGACAATAAAATCAAGCTCTTCCTGATACTTTAATTTAGAGATAGCCTTACAATATTCTTCTTTATACTTTAATAGTAAAATGGATATATCCAAATCTGATAAAGCATCGGCTTCGATAAGTTTTTTGGTAGTAGTGACTTTATATACAGGTCCAAATAAGCCTTCCAAAACAAGCTGATGTGTTTGCGTACCGTCGAGGGTTCCTGTTGTTCCGATTCTGTATTTTGCTTCACAGCATTTCTCCATAATTGCAGTTAGTGATTTAGCTTTAAAGTTATGTGCCTCATCGCCTATCACCATACCATAATTCTCAAACCACTCATGAGGTAGTTTGTATATGGATTGCCATGTAGTAATAATAACTCTTTGACTTAGATTATATTTTTCTTTACCAGAATATATTCTATGACATACCTCTGAAGCTTCCCAATCATCAAATCGTGAATAATCATCAAAATCAGAGTACATTTGCTCAACAAGAGATGTAGTAGGCACAATAATTAGAACATTCTTACCTGAATTCTCTAAGAAATATCTAACGGCCATATATATGATTAAACTTTTCCCAGATGCGGTAGGAGAAAGTAATAATTTTTTATTCTTTATGAGACATTCTTTTAAGGCATCAATCTGATAATCTCTAGGTTCAATCTTTTCTTTATTCGCTGTTAGTCTTAGTGTAGAAATGAAATCTTCAACGTCTATATCCTCTATAGAATCAGGTCTTCCATAAAAAGAATTAGGATCAACTACTATATTATATTGTCTTACGTCAGCAAACTCTTTTAGATATTCAAACAAACCACAATATAAGGTTTTCTTTCTATAATCAAAAAGTCTTATCTTACCATCCCAGAAACGGTTTTTATAAGCTGGCATAAATTTATACCCAGGAACATAGAAGCAGAAGTGTTCTGCTAATTCTTGTTCTATACTGGGTTCTGTTTCTATCTGTAGGAATGTTTCGTTCTTTTTCTTAACTATTATTGTTTCCATCTTTTTACACCGGCCACAACTTGTACCAATTAAATGATATCTTTCTAGGTCCCCTTCTTTAACATTATTACAAATGCAAAGATACATTTTCCTCTTTTAATTGTTGGAGTCTATTCACAGTCGAAGGAATATCACAACAAAGATAATCATTTATATACCAACAAATAAACCTCCTACTTTTTTCTTTATTGAACCAACTAAGATCATTTATATAATCTTTTAAGGTTGTCAGTATGCGAAGATCTTTTGTTATCCAATGATAGTCAGGATAGCCATATGAAATAATTGGAACATCGTGCATCATACAATCAACACCAGAAGTACTGTTTTCCATTATTGCTACCTTTGTGTAAGGTAGTATACTATGTATAGATTCCCATCCGTGAAATACCTGATGGCCTTTTTCTCTCCATCCTTCTATTTTCTTATTCAGATCTCTTATTCTATGACTAGCTTTATCTATCCTAGGATGTAGCTTAATTACAACATTATCATAATCTTCTAGTTTATCTATGATCATACACATTTTCTTCCAATGATCCCCAAATCCAAATCCCATTACGGTTTCATCTTCCGGCATTTGACCTACAATCAATATATGATCTTTCTTTACATTCTCTGCATCTGGCCATTTAAGCATAATGGAATCATCCCATTTATTTGCTCTCCTTTGAATCATGTCTTGAATTTCATTCCATTCAGTTTGATCATATTTTCTTAAATCGTATTCAATAGGTTCCTCAAACGTAATACGAGAACTGTTCGCATATCCTAAGTCACATATTTGAAAATGCTTACTTGTAGGTGCTGTAGGTTTAAAAATAATAGAATTCTCAGGAATCCATGGATCTAAATCTCTACATGTGTGATTATAAACATTTAGACCAGGCTCACCTTCGGTATGACCCATTATCTCGAGAGCGTGTCGTATGCAGTCGGCCGCGTATGCGAAGTTACCTTTAAAAGTATATCTGTGCTCATGTATCTTAAATTCCACTGGTAAACTTCCTCCACTCAATCATATTTTTGATTGTCTGATGTCTCCATTTAACACTATCTAGGATTTCCTTTAAGGTGTCACACATTTCCTGAAGATACTGTATTTTGGCTTGTTGCTCTTGGATAATAGGATCTGAATCATAATAATAATCCATATCGCTTTTTAATACTGTTAAACCACCTAAAGGATCATAATCCCATCCTTTTGAATCTAAATCTTCCTTAGATAGTTTACCGTTATAGTGTAACCATTTATCCTTTAAAAGGACCTTAAAATCCATCTCTGTCTTTTTTAGTTTAAGTCTATTAACGCTGAGCAGCTCTAGGTATTTTGAATGAAGCTTCGCCGATTCTCTAGATGCTTCATCTAATTTCATTTCATCAATAGAAGAATCTTTCTTCCACATTTCTAATATCTTTTCTAAATTATTCATAATATTCCTATTTACAGATAAAATACTTTACATTATACCGTATTTTTTACAGTTTGTAAACTATTTTATACAAATTCAAATGTAGTATATTTAAGTGTTAGAGTTGCCTGAAGGTATGATATTTCTGTTTCCTGAGCATTAAACTCTAAAGCAGATAGACCTATTGGGAATACCCCGGTAAATCTTATTTCCTTAGTTACATTGTTGTGTGAGGACAAAATTAATAGTGTAGCATCAGATTTAGAATCTTCTGCGTTAGTGCTTTGTACCAAACTATGAATCCAATTAAAGGTTTCAATATAGTTTTCCATATCTTCCGTTACATTAAAAGTAATAGATAGATCTTCAAAAGATACCCTATCGCCTGTAAATGATAGGTTAACCCCCTTAAATGGAACTGGGGTATCACCTAGGTTTAAACCTGGTAATGTAGCAGCAGTACAAAAGTATTCCAGATTCGGATACTGATTACTATCAATTTTAAATTGAAACCCTACTGGGCTTAAGAAGTTTTTGTTTGTAGTTAATCTAGCCATATATCTATTTATACAAAAAAGAAAGGGAGCCGAAGCTCCCTTTCAAGGTTTATAAGAATTAAATTCCTATTAGTCAACCATAATACCGTCAACTCTGAAGATGCGGAAGTAAGGGTTGGCTCTATCTGTACCGGTGCCGTCAGCAGCAACGAACGGATTAGCAACCATGCCGTATCTTGTTTTGAAGCCGATTCTAGGTTGGAAGTCGTTCTCACCCACTGCTTTAACCATTGTTAAAGGAACGTAAGGGCAGTAGAACATACCAGCGTCGTAAGGGTTTGTACCTCTGTAACCTACACATGCGAAGTCGCCTGTAGCATACGGATCGATATAAACCTTCATTCTGCCGTTAAGAACACCAGCAAATGTGTTGCCTGTGTCATCAACGTTTAAGTTAGCAGAAAGAGCAGGTGTGTAGTCTAACATGCCAGCAGCTGCAAGAGCAGAAGCAACGTCAGAAGAACAGATTACAAAGTTACCTTTTCCTCTTCTTGTTTCTTTTGCAATTACGTTTGCTTCTCTATCGAGTTGCATGATAAGACCTTTGAACTTCTCAACAGACCAACGACCGTCTGAGTCAGTATTTACATTGAAAATACCTGAAACGGCTGTTGAAGCTTGAAGAGCACCAATTTTAGCTTTCTTAAGAATTGTTCTAACCATTTCTCTGTTGATTTCAGCAAGGATTTCAGCAGAAAGAATGTTAGCCAATTCGCCTTCAGCGTCAAGACCATGAATTGCTTTAAGGTCTTGTGCTAATTCCATTGTGTACTCAGCTTTTAGAGCTCTTGTTTTAGCTGTCACAGTTGATTTCTCAATTGTGAAAGACATTTCACCAAAAGCACCGTCGCCAGTTTCGCCACGACCAAGTCTTTCCGCAGCTGCTGTAGCAAGACCTTCACCGTATGTTGAAACTGTATCAGCTTCGTCTGCGATGGTGCCATCTGTATCAGCATCTGTTACGCCTACTAAACCAGTAGGATCAGCTTGGTGTGTACCTGTACCTGAGAAGTCAGTATCAGCTTCATCAAATAAAGCTTCTGATCCACCTTGTGAACCATACTTTGACTTCATCGCAAAGATAAGACCAGTAGGTCCAGTCATAGGCTGAACACCGGCTACATCATAAGCGATAAGGTTAGGCATTGCTCTTCTTACGAGAGAGATTAATACTGGATCGAATCCAGCAATTTCCCCAGCGGTAGCACCCATACCGGCGCCAACGTGGTTTAAAGGAGCTGCTTCTGAGATGAAGTTACCTTGAGCTTGTGCTCTTTCTTCTCTGCAGGCTCTTTCTTGGTTTTCCAACAATCTAGCTGTAACAGCTTTCTTGTATTTGTCACCAATTGCAGGAGCATCTGAATGCTCGAGCACTGGTGCCCATTTTTCGATTAATTGTGAATCTGCGTTAAACATTTTGTTTTTCCCCTAATGATTCTATTTGTTAAATTTACTAATTGCTTGTGTGTACATAGCCATAGTATCTGATACATCAACTGGTGCTGTATCTTCACCTGCAAGGCTGTTCACTTCGTCAGCTGCTTCAACTTTACCTTTACCGAAGTAAGATTCTCTGATAGTACCAACTTTCATTTCGAAAGATTCTTTATCATCGTACTCTAAACCTTCTACTAAAGAATTAAGTTTTTCAGCTTCAGTTTCAGCAAGACCTAAAGATGCACTTCTGATTACTTCTGCTCTTTCGAAAGATTGAACAGTTTCGTGTAATCTGATGTTATCTTCTGTTGATTTATTTAAGCTCTCTTCGAGTTCAGAAACCTGATCAGCTAATTCGTCGATCATGTTTTCTTTACCTTCAGGAACCTCAATATAGTGCTCTTTGAACACTGATTGCAAAGAAGTCATAAAGTCTTCTGCGATTTCAGTTCTAAGACCTGTTGTCACAGCAACTTCATTATCTTTCATCCATTGCTCAACTACGTAGTTCAAGTATGAATCTACTTTCTCTACCATTCCGCTTTGGATTTCAGAAACTTCTTCTTCAAGGTTTTGCGCGTATTCAGCTTCGAGCCTGTCAACCTCTTGTGCTAACTTAGATGTAAGTACAGCTTCAAAGATTGAACTTGCTTTTTCACGGAATCCATCTGACAAAGTAGCCTCTTCAGTGATGATAGCTTCTAGGTCTTCTTCAAAGTCAACGCTCTCAACTTTAGCTTTCGCTTTGAGTTCGTTTTTCTTCTTGACAGCACCTGCAGCGGCATCGACTGATGCGATTGATTCTTCTTCTGAAGTTTCATCGACTTTAGCCATTTTAGCAAATAACTTCTGCGCGTCTTCTTTTTTAGCAGTTTTTAGCATTTCTACTGCAGCTTGAATAACACCAGCTTTAGTTTTAGGAATTTGGATTTCTTTCACTTCTTCGTGCTCTTCTTCCTCTTCCTCGTCCTCTTCATCTTCATGCTCGGACTCGCTTTTTGCTGTTGCTTTCTCTTCAAGAGCTTCTTCTTCCCCGTCGATTACTTGTGATTGTTCTTCATCAACGAGCTCTTCAGAAACTTCTTGAATTTGCTCTTCAACAGAAATGTCTTCGACTGCGTTTTCTACTTTATTTTCGTCTAATGACATGTCGTTCTCCTATTATTTAGAGTTTACAAGTTTCGAGAGGAAATTTTTGAAAGCTTTAATTTCTACTTCGGGTCGTACCCTTGCAGAAGCTTGTTTGATTTCAGTCTCAATTTTTTCAATTTCTTGTGGTTGTAATATACCGTTTTCCCATACCCAGTCAACACCCTCCATAATTCCATTCACAAATGCTCCTGGAGCGGAAGGGTCTTGGACTATATCTACGGTGGCTAACATAAAGTCATCACCAACATATGCGGTACCATTTTTTTGCACAAGACTACCCATACCACGACTTGACACACCAAGCTTAACTCCACCTTCGAGTAAACCTTCAACGATTTGACCCATAGGGGTTTTAAGGATTGATGCTTTTCCAACAACATCACTTCCTTCCCAACGGAGATCAGTGATCTTGTGTGAAACTTTATCTAGATTGATAGTTGGACCGTCAGGATGATTTAACTCACCAACGGCTCTACCACTCTTTACTTGTTCTGTTACGTATTTTTCTACGGCTCTTTCTAAGATTTTCTTTTCGTAAATTCTACCATTACGATTCTTTTGATCAGCCTGCATAAAAACACCCTCAATAGTGAGGGATTTTTTTCCGTCTTTACTTTCGGTAATAACCTGTAAATCGGAATCTGTATATTCAGCTATAAGCTTCATATTTACTCCTAAGAATTAATCTTCTTCTTGTTCAGCTGATTTTCTTTGGATCATACCAGAAGCGATTTCAATCTTCTTTGCATCCAAAGCTGTTTGTAATTTATCAGCCATAACGGAATTAAATGCTTTACCAGCATTAATATTATCACCTTCTTTCGCATTATTAATGATATCTAAAATTTCCATAATTATTCCTTTTACGTTATATATTTATAATATTTAGAGTTCTAATCGAATCTAGGATCATCAGGATCAGGCATATCAAGCTGTCCTGTTTCTTTTTCTTTATTGATCTCTTGTTCGATCTCTTTCACTTCGTCATCTGAGAATCTAAGAACGTTCTTTCTTACCCAAGCATTTGATATAAATCTACCAATGTGTTCATCTAAGCTTGAAAGCATCTCAAACCTTTCTCTGATCATCTCTGATTCTTTTAACTCTGCAAAATAGTTATCCTCAATATAATCAAAATGAATGTCTTCTTTCCATCCATTCCAATCATCGGTTGTAATAATACCCTTTAGAGTTAATTGAGTTCTTAATAGTTGTAGGAATAAATCAGAGAATCTTTTCCTCAATCTACCAATAAACTTGTTAAACTTAACTTCATCTCTTGTGATTTCAGTTGTTCTACCTAAATTAAATCCAGATTCTTGTTCCAATCTATTAATAGGAACGTTTAAGCTTCTATATAATTTCTTTTGGAAATATATAATATCTTCTATCTGACCAAGGTTTTCACCACCAGGTAGTGTTGATATTTCAGTTCCTCTTCCACCTTCTCTTCGTGGTAAGAAGAAATCCTCAAGCATCGACATATGTTTTCTATCATCTTTCACATCGCCTGTGTTAGCATCATAAACCAATTTGTTTCGATATTGATTCATAATGTTACGTAGATATTCTTCTGCTTTACCTTTTGGAAGGTTACCTACATCAATATAGAATACTCTTCTTTCTGGTGCTCTTGATATACGGTATATAACAAGAGAATCTTCCATCATTCTTAACTGATTTACAGGCTTGATTGCTTTATGCAAATAAGAAAGTATTCTCTTCCTGCTTGGATCTAAAATTCCAGAGGTTGCATAACAAACTGCATCTGGGTTGATCTTTAAAGCCTGATTATTACTTCCTAATCCTTTATCTTGGAAAACAAACCATTCTTTTTGTTTTTTAATAATTTTTGCACCCGTTTTAGGGTCCATTTCTTCTTCAAGTTCTTTGACCTTTCTTAATTTAGTCGGGTCAATATATCTTAATTCTTTAATACCACCCTTTGGATTGGAAGTATCAATGATGATATGATAAGGTAATCTTCCATCAACATACCATCTTCTAAAAATATCGTGAGCATATGAACTAAAGTTTAACAATGATAGGATTTCATAAAATTCATTCCTAATCATTTTTTTAATTTTATCTGAAGCTTCTACTTCATCAAGAACTATTTCAACTGGTAAGTCATGATTATCACTTACAATTGCTTCGTTTATAATATCTTCGATTGCAGCATCACATTCAGGCTGTGAAGATATGTCTCTATATTTAAAAATTAATTCTTGTTCTGTCTTTGCTTTATCGCCGTCTAAATCCAAATACGCACCAAAATGTCCGCCAGATGATATAACACCAGCGCCATCTTCATCAGTATTTGGAACAAAGGAAACACTAGGCAATTCAGCCTTTTTGTCTTTCCTCTTTAGTTCAAATCCGAAAAATTCTGCCATAATTTATTTCCTATATTATCAGAGGGGATATAAAATCCCCTCTTCTAATATTATTTATCCCCCTTAAGAAGTTGTGTTTGATTCCCAGTATTGTACCTGGAATTCTACAGTAAACTCCTCAATTTGGTTTTCGCTATCATAACTTACCTCGATTGTAGAGATGTTTGAAGGCCAAATGCCTCTGAAATCATATCTCTTAGTCGATTCACCAGCTTTATTCAATTGTTCAACAATTGCGTCTGCTTGGTAGTCTCTGGGGTTTGTGAGACCGGTATTTTCGTTATGTTGATTGATGCCGTTTGACCATCTTTCAAATGCGTTTCGAACTTCAAAGCCAACATCATTGATTACTGTAACAGTCCATGGTTCAAATGTTCTGTCTCCAGCTATCTGTAATTGTCTACCTCTGAAAAGAACAGGGATAGGGGAAATTACTGATGAAGGCATCTGAGCAGCTTTACACATAAAGGAGGTTAGTTCGACATCTCCCTGAGCATAGCTAGGGAAGTTCATAGTAACCTTAAAAAGGTTAGCTCTTGCTCCACCACCAACTAGCTTTGATTTAAAATCATCTACGCCTAGAATTGCCATTTGTTCCTCCTATTATACGCCGGCGATTTCAGTGAAATCGACGCCTGATCTAGTTGCTATAAAGTTCAATGTGATGTAATTAATGGATCTTGAAGGCTTGACAAAGATGTCAGCAACAAATCTATTTGCATCAACCACTTGACTTGTGTTGTTTGTTTCGTCACAGATTACTGCAAAATCTGTAAGACCACGTCTACCCTTTACATCTCTTAAGAAAGGCTCTACTAAGTTTCTAAACTGAGCTCTTGTAAATTCGTCATTAAATTCGAATAGTTGAGCTTTAGCAGCTGTAGCTATTGCTTTCTCTAATGTAATGAATAATCTTCTAACATTAATTCTGTCGAATGCAGAAGGCTTAGAAAGAAGAGTTTTATCACCGAAAAGTAATGTACCTTGACCAGGTAATGATACAATCGGATTTACTCTTGCTTTATAAAGTGTATCCCTATCTGCCTTTTTAGGATTAAATGCTAATTTGGTAACTCCTAAAAGTTGTCCTCTATTTACACCGGCTGGTGAGAACCATGCATCTGCAACGCTGTCAGTACTGGCACAAAGACCAGCTTGATGACCTGATCCACCAATCCATCTATATGTATCATTGTATTTATCATATACATAAAGAGCTGTTGAATCAGTAGAAGCGTATGAAGATGATGTTAAACCTGAAGCCCAACCTGAAACATCAGAAGCAGGGGAAGAACTTCCCACTGTATCTTCAATAGGGGGTGAAACAAAAGCCATACAATCTTTTCTTGCTGCTGCAATTGAAATAAGATCATTAGCAATTGTATTTGCCCCATTTGCATCAGGATATGCAAATAGTAAGTTAACATCTACTGTATCTGAATCTTCAAAAAGATCAAATCCAGTAGCAATCTCTCCAACTGTAGGAGAGTTATCGTCAGAACCGCCGGCAAGTGAATCATCTACAGCACCTGTTACAGTTGTAAATGATGTTGTAGCTGCGATTGTGTCTCCAGCTTCTGAAAGGTTTGAATCATGATCTAACCACCAAATGTACTTAGAACTATTATTGATTACGTCCTTATAATAGTTAGATGATCCGTCACCCTTTTTAGCATCTGAGCCTTGTGATAAGAAAGAGAAAGTTTCTAAAACAGTACCAGCTGTTCCAGTCCATGCTCCATCTTCATCAATAACAGCAACGTGTAATTCATCATCTGCAGAAGATTTACCTAAACTAACAGCGTAATCAGATGTGCCAGGAGCAGCATCAAAATTACCTGAATAGGTCCAACCTGCAAAATCAGAAACTCCTGCAGTTATCATTGATACCTTAAGGCTATTACCTAATTCGCCGGGATACTTAGCAGCCCAACGACCCTTAGTGAGACTTCCGTCTCCGTAGTTATTATCATAATCATCTTTATTTTTAATCAATTGTCCAGAACCATCAGCGGTCGCGTTGTCGTGACCAGAAGATACTCGGACTACTTTCAGTGCGTTTCCATACTTTAAAAAAGATGCCGCAGTTAGAAAGTATTTAGCTGTATTGGAATCTGGTGTTCCGAAATTCTCGGCAAGTTCTTTCTCAGAACCAACCGTTACAATCTCTTGAACAGGACCCCAATTAAATGATCCAGCGAATCCACCTATAGAGGTAGAAACAGCTGGGACCACACTTGTGGCGTCAATTTCATTAATTTGAACGCCTGGTGATACTTGAAATGCCATCGCTTTATCCTCTCAATAATTGAGTTAGTTAATATGTTACATAATACGGTTATTCTCAATGTATATATTTATAAATAATAAGGTTCTAATGATCTGTATCATCATTCCTTAAAACTATATCTGAGAGAATAAACTTTCTATTTGGGTGTACTGATACCCTAAAGGTATTTAAAAGGTCCCGATTCACCAGCATTTCCGATGCAGAATCTTTTGTTGTTAATCCCAAACGAATATAATATTTTTTATTATTAAATGTTACCCCATGTTCTATTACAGGTCTCTTATCTAAATGGTCTAATCTTCTTGCCTCAGAAACATCAACTATCTCACTTTCAAACTTATATCCATTCTTTTGCCA